TAGATTTCCCTACAATATAACCCCGGAGTAAAGATATGCTTTAGCGGGCAGGTATCTTCGTGTCGTTCATTTGATGTCGGGTCTGCTTCGCGTAGAGCACCCTCCAGACGATCTAACTTATCCAGGAAGTCTTTACGCGGGATGGGAAGCATTACTTCTTCTCCATCAGCAAATCAATCTTAGTCTCAATGCGAGCTAAGCGATCCGTTGTATCTTCCGAATGAGTCTCAAGCTTTTCAACGCGGGCCTTCGTGCCATTTAACGTTACTTTAACGCCCCCCCACGCCGCCCCGAGAGTAACAAGGGCAGTTGGTCCTGCGATGGAAATGATAGCTGCGATGTCCATATTACTTGCCCCCGGCTGCACCAAGGACTTTTGCCTTGGCTTGAACTAATCGTCTGATGTCCTGTGTTTCTTGTTTCTCGTGTAGCGCAACTCGTTTCTGACGAAGTTCATCCATAGGTATTTGTGCAAGAACAGGCTCGCCTACCCCTCCCTCGCCTCTTCGTCCCCCCGCGAGTTTGATAGATTTACGTTTGCCCGTCTTAGGATCGAAGGAAAGTAATTCGTCATCCACATCAATAAATGTTTGTACGCCGGTTTGATCGGCGGCAGACACGTCGTCGGGAGATAAGAACTTTCTCATCTTATTATTGCTTTTGCTACGGCCTTCGGGGTGGTTGTGGAATATTCCACGAAGACTTCCTTGCGGAATAGTAACCGTAGCTTTAACCTTTCCGCTCTTTCCTTGAGTTTGAGGGTCGGTATATTTGTACTTCCCAGATTTAGGGTCTTGATAAATAAAGGCCATAAGTTCAAATCTAGAATGCATCGGATTCTTACGTACTACCTTTTGGGCAGCCGCCGCAGCGTCCTCAACCGTATTGTATTCCTTGGCCATTATAATTGCTCAGCGGAGAGATTGTAGTTGGCCGTATCTACAATATCAGACCCGCCGCTGTCTCGGGCCAGCTCGAGTGTTAGACTGGCCGTAACGGCAACCCCGTTATCAGTGGTATCCGAGATACTCCAAAAGCGGGATGTGGTTAAGGCGAGCCATGTGTTGAATGTCCCAGACACACTTCCACTGTTTAGCGTTGCGCGCACCCAGACTTGCGAGGCTTCTCCCCCTTCCAACCACGGTCCCAAACTCGTTCCGGATTGGGTCCCGTCGGAGTCCCACGAAAACTCATTGCCGGAAGACAAAAGGGAGATTCCCGCAAAACAGGTATTATTTAAGCGGGTCTGGGAATGAGAGGCTTGGGTCCCGGCCAGACTTACGGCAAATTGCACGTAGAATGATTTCCAAGAGCCGCCATCCCGGACCCATGCTTCTTTAACATCTTTCCATGAGCCGCCATCCCGAACCGCGAATCTATCACTGCCTACGCCCACCGGAAGCCAAGCCCCACCATCTCGTACGAAGAAAGGCATATTACACCTGTAACCACATGTCGCCGTTAGTGGCCGCACCACTCGCCGCGGAGGTTGATACAGTTATCTGACCTCCCGTACCGGGATCAGTTTGAACAATACCGGACCCGATGGCATGGGTATGACTGGTCGAAGTCACCGCATTAGTCGAACTTGCGGTTATTGTTCCGGGAGTTCCTATGGTAAGAGTTCTGTCCGCGGTTAGATCGCCACCCCCCGTCAACCCATTACCGGCTATAATATCGACGCTAGAGTGATTGATGTGTTCGTTCGCGACGAAGTTAGTTGCCGCATCGTGATCAACCGTAAGACTTGTTCCCGAAAGCACGGCGCCCGTGGTTGCGGTGAATCCTATTACGGCCCCCGCACTGTCGTCCCACCCAAGGAGTCTGTCCGCACCGGGATCAGCAAGATTAGATATATCTTGGACCATTCCTGCGTTCTGGCCCGACCATGCTTCGACTCCGGCCGGGGTAACTGCACGGCTCGTGTCGGTTCCCGTGATTACCTCGGTAGTGGTCGCAAGTTCGACGACACCGGCCGCGACCTCACTAGCAGCGGCAACGTCTGATACGTTATCAAACTTAGTTGCGATGGCCGTGGAGAGGTTATTGAACTCATCGTCGAGCTCAGTACCCGATACGACCTTATTGGCGTTGCCCGTAGTAAGGGCATCCTTGGCAGCAAAGTCAGTAGTCTTTGTATAATCGCTCATGTAGCAAGTCTCCCGACCTTAGCAAAGAGGTTGATCTGTTGAAGAGAGAAGTCTCCGGATGCCGTGTCTAGCCGAAGACCGATCTGAATGAACTGGCCCCCACTAGCACCGGGCTGGTCTATGGTTCGGAGAGCAATACCCCCACCATACTCGGACACACCCTTACTCTGATCACTGGGATCAATGTAGCCGGGGAAGTTAGGATCACCGTTGTACTCAGAGATACCATACTCGGCCACAGTGCCACCCGAGGCTGACTTCTGAAAAGTGAACTGCTTGGCTCCGAAGTCATAATTGATCTTATGGGTGACCACCACGTTCTTCTCAATGAACAAGAAGGTGGTTAGGCGCTTCACAAACTTCAAGAATAGGTTCTGTTCCGACCCGAGGTCCAACCAACCAGATTCATAATCAAAAGCATAGGAGTCGCCGTCATCATTGAAGCCCGTGTAACGAACAACCGTACCCACAGTGGTCGTCAGTGAGCCGAGAACAGTGGAGTCCGACTGGCGGTAAGCCAGTGTCTGGAGTTGCGAAGTCCACGAGGTTGCCCGATAAGCGCCATCTTCCAGAGGAGCCCGAGTGTCGAATGTATACTGCTGGTTCGGGGTAGGGAACACCAGAACAACTAGAGAATCTTGTGGGCTGTAGGCAAGGGTGATGTCGTTGGCATCTGACTCCCCGGACAGGGAACTCGTTATTGCGGACTGGATGTTCTTGCTGATGTTCTGGAAAGGAGTGGACCGCTGCTGCAGTTCTCGTCGAAGTCCAACAACACCAAATCGAGTCAAAACCCAGAGGTCTCCCGCAGCTTTGGTGATCGCGAATTGAGTAACTGCCCCCACGCCGGGGATGGTGTCGGAGACGTACAGAGCGAGGGGATCAATACCGAGAGCCGAACCTTGCCCATCCGTCATGATAACCGTCTGGTTCTTTCCAAAGACGATCATGTCACCCATGAACTCGGTTATGGCGATAATAGCATCCTGTCCGGAGGGCCACACTTGGGACATGTCGATAACACCACCACCGTCGGCTACTGCCCATCGAGTCTCGTCTAGCAGTGCGGAGTATCGGATGGTCTTGCCGTCAGTATCAATTCCCCACAGGCGTCCGAACGCCGAGGTTCCAATACGACCGGTCGGGGCGGTACCAGAATTGACCGTAATGGAGGCGAAGTTACCAGTAGTTCGCACCGCAGGAATTCCTGCAGAGCCAATTCCGAAAGCCACGCATTTGTCATTGAAGTTAACAAACTTGATATTCCCGTCCGTTATGGTTAGGGTGCCCGTTCGATCCGTGAGGGTCGTGGTACCTTCGAAGATAGCCGCGTCCGTCGAGCTTATGACCGTGCTCGTTCCATCAGCAAGGACATGTTCGTGGACCCGCATCAAGACCCCAGAGACGGCCGAGGCGGTCAGAGCCAACCAACCCTTTCTGGCAGCCGGACGCCCCGTCTCATCGAATACTGAGTTGTCGAGAGTCGTGGCCCACTCTTGCGAGAGAATGTTACCGGCCAGTTCGGTGTTGAGTCCCTTGAAGCCCGGCGCCGCAAAGTTAAGGGGGATAAGCTGTGCTCGATCCTGTTGGGATGCATTAATAGCCATTCCGCTTATCCTTGGATGAAGTTATTGATCGCTTCGTCGTTCCGGAGTTCTACGTGTTCCCACTTCCTCTGGGACTGCATATCATTCTCGAGGGCGGCGGCTATGGCATTCATAGAAGTGTTCCACTGCTGGGAGGCTTCCCGAGGACCAAGTACTTCCCCGCGCTCCTCAAGAGCATAGAATAGAGCCCGTAGCTCGACTGCCCGAGAAGGAAGCAGAAGCTCTGTCGTGGCATCATCGTTGGTGTTGACAGATAGATCAGTCTGCGGGACGTACCAATAGGTCTTCCATGTCCGGGCGGTCGTGGACGCAAAGGGAAGATTAAGAATGTAGTCGTCGCCAGAAGAGTCAAGTGTTAGCGCAAAGTGAGTGGGTCGTTCTTCGGTGGCCGCACCGCCCGATAGATCACTGGACGCCGCCATATCCCGGAAGGATATATCTCGAAGTTGCCGTGTCTGGTTAGCGGTAACATCAAAGGCCATCGGAAGGCGGTCATCCTTCTGACGCATAAGCCATGCTCGATTATTGGTTTCCGGCAACGTATAGGTGCGGGTTGTGTTATCCCCGAGGATATTGGTTGTTACTTCGGTTATGTAAACCGTCCAGTCGTAAGCAATATCTTCCAAGTCAGCTTTGGCGTCATTAACATACCGGGCTATAAGTTTGGAATAAGCATTCTCGGGGATCGTCAAAACCTCGTCCTCACGCAGACGGCTAAGGATATTATTGACGATTGTAAGTTGTGTTGCCATATTAATCCTTAAACTATCTGTGTGTCGTTGCCGGCATCGTCAGTGAACCAAAGCTGGCACGGTGTTGTGTTCTTTACCCAAAGCTGTCCAAGAGCAGGTGCAGGGGATAAGGCTGCTGCTCGTTCCCTTATTCTTAGCGGGTTAAAGATACGCACCTCTGCGTCCGTGAGTAATAGCACGGTGTTGGCTGAATGCTGAAAGGTCGTGTTGCCCTTGGCGTTGAAGCTCATCGTGCTCGTGCCATTGGCGCCGCCGTCGCCGTCCATGAAGAATCGGATGAAGTTCGTATCTGCAGTATTATCATCATTCAATCCGACGAATCGGAACTCGCCGTCAACCGGTCCGGCGTGGAACTGCCACTTACTCTGATCGGCCGAGCCGCCGGTGTGCTCAAAGACGAGTGTTGGTGCAAGTGATTCTAGCTGGATAGTGGGTTGCGTCGGTGTGCCTTGCCGCGTAAATGTCACCGTTCCATTGAATT